TTGCGGTCCATGAATGCGGCGGTGACACCGTCCTTCTCGCTGGGCAGGTGCCGCGGTTCACCGCCGCCGGGCAGGACGGGATAACCGGGCGCGGGCGCGGGTGTCGGGGCATCCTCACCAAAGGCCCACGGGTTTGCCTTGGCAGCTTCGTCCAGTGCCTTGGCGATGTCGGCAGAGCGGTCGGCGGATCCTTTCAGGCTGTCCACGTCCAGCAGGGCACGCACGGCCTTGATGCTGCGGCCTTTTTTGCCGAGGATGGCGGTGTCGAGGGCGTTGTCGAAGGCAAAGCCGTCCGCCTGCGTTTTCAGGTCGGCCTGCAACTTCGCCACCTGTGCGTTCAGGGCGGCAACATCCACGCCGTCGAACTTAGCAAGGCCCTCCTGTGCGGTCTTGAGCTGTGCCTGTGCGGCGGTCAGCTGGGTCTGCAGGGCGGTGGCGGCGGATTTCTCCCGGTTGATGTCCGCGCCGTTCTCCTGCATGAGCCAGTTCAGCTGCTCGTCGGTGATGCTAGGGATCTTGTTCTTCACATCTTCGCGTTTCATGGTGGAAACTCCTTTCTGTGGGTAAAACCTCGGTTTGGTGACGCAGTTCTCCGTCTGCGTCCGGTTGTGGGCAGGGTACGCACTGCCCGCTGCGATGGTGCCCGTTTCGTCCTCATGCGGGCAAAATGGGCATAAAAAAGCACGGTGCAAACTGCATCGTGCTTGATACGGGCTAAAACAGGATGTTTTGGTCAGTGCCTTTACGGTTTTGTTTCCACGCTGGGCAGAATGTCCGTGTGGAAATAGAGCTTATAGTGGTACGGGTCGGTATGGGTGCCGGTAATGTCCTCCACCACATACATGGTGTAGCCGTTCAGGTAGATATAATTTTTGCGGTAGGTGTCCGGGCCAATTTTCACCGTGCAGACCAGCTCGTTGCTTGAGTTGTTGGAGATGGACATGTAGCCCTCGGCTTCCATGATGATCTTATCGGTGCGGGCGTTGTAGACGGTGATCTTGCGCTCACTCTCAAAGTAATCAGCCTGTTTGGAGATGTTTGCATTGGCCTTGTCGGCCTCCGAACAGCCGCACAGCAAGATAGATGCGGCCAACGCGATGGCGAGAAGAATCTTTTTCATGATGCTTTCCTTTCTGTTTTTGGGTAACAAAAAACCACGGTGCGTGTGCATCGTGGTTTAACGGTCATTCAACTCCCGCCGGGAGTTTTCCAAGTTCTTTCAGAACGTCATAATAACCTCGTGCAGCCAGCTGCCGTGGCGGAACGTCATCCCCATCATAGATATCTTGGGCGCATAGTTCGTCATATTTATGGTCGATAGGATGGTCTATCAGATACTGCTGCATTTTCTTTATGCGTTCCGGGGTAAAGAACTTTTCATTCGTAGAACTTGACACCGTATCCCTCCAATTCTGATAGACAGTTGCGAACAAGAAAATTCAACGATTCGGCGGCTTCTTGATAGGAAATCTCTTTCCGATCATATTGATCTGCAATGCCGTTGACGGATTCTCCGAGATCAGAAACCAGTGTTTTTACGGCTTTTGCGTCAAACGAAGCTGATTTTTCAACCGCATAAACGTGCCCATCATGGCCAACAGCTGTAAGCATTTTCAGGTTTACGTTATTTGCAAAGTTACTCAAATCCCGTTGTGAGAAAATGTTACTGTCAGGGTGTGTATGGATAACAATATACGGCACATTTTGTTTTGGCACCGACACTGTTGAGCGCTCTGCTGCTCCTGTTAACTCTTTTGTGAGCGGTTTCATATTCAAATCGTATGCCCTGCCAACTTCCACTCCAAGCGGCTGCTTGGATGCGGTCATAAGCAGACGTTTGTGCGCATTTTTCAGCTGCTGTTGTCCAGTAGCATCCAGCGTGTCACAGCTGAACGCCTTGACATTGCTGATTGACTGCATTGTAACAGGTTTTGGCTCCATGTTCAAGCTCGAATAAACAGAGAAGTTTTTCCTTGCCGCATACGCCGCCCGCTTCTGGGCGTTGATAGCATCCTTCCGGGCGGCGTAGTCGATGCGGCGCATGGCGTTCACATCGCTGCCGGCGTCCCGGTACTGCTTGAGGTATTTCTCCGGGTCGTAGCCGGAAACGTCAAACTCCCGGCTGAACCGCACCGCAAACTCACAGTCACAGTTGGCGTGGATGTGCTGGGCGTGGCCTTTCTTCAGCAGGTTCTTGCTGGCCCGCTGCCAGCCGTTGGAGGCCAGCATCCGGCAGAACGGGCAGGCGTCGCCGTGGGGCACCCATGCCCACTCCGCACCGTCCCGGATGGCATTGCGGGTGGTGGTGTCGGCACCGGCCTGCTTTACCATGCGGGAAACGCCGCTCTGCAGGTTTGCCGGGCTGTCCTGCGTGGCCTTGACCATGCCGGTCACTTCGCCGTAGGTTGCGGTGGGAGCCGGTTCTGCGGCGGGCAGGGTGACCCCCTGCGCCTCGGCCAGGGCGTCGTACATCTGGCAGGCCAGCTCTGCGCTGCCCTCGCCGTACTTGGTCACAAGGGCGTAGGCGTAGCGGATGAGGGCATCGGTGTCGGCTTCCGGGTGCCCGTCCATGTACTCCCGCATGAGCTGCCCGGCCTTCTGGTTCAGTCGGGAAAGCCGGGAAATGTACTCATCCCATGCCGCTTGTGTCAGTTTCATCTTCCATCTCCATCAACACCTGTGCACCCCGCGCCCGCTGTTCCTGCGCCTTGATGCGCCGGATGTCCGCCTGGTCGAAGCCGATCATTTCCAAAAACGTGTCCGTGCTAGCAAACTCCTGCCGGGCGGATGCGATCTTGATGGCGGCGTCCGCCGTCACGGCCACACTGGGCATGGCGGGGTTCTTGAAGTGGGCCATGATGCCGGTCTCATCTTCGGTCAAGTCGGCAAGGCGGCAGTCCCGCGCTACGGCCTGCGCCATACAGGCAATGGTGCGCAGGGCGTCGCCGTTGCCGGTGTTCAGCTGCTGGGCCAGAAGCACCAGCGTCTGGCTCTGGGCAAGGATGGCGTCGCTGCTGGTGGGGTTGGCGTCGTTCACCACGCCCACGTCGGTGACGGTCAGGCCGGTGGCCGCTGCAAACTGGGTGGCGGTCATCCGCATCTTCTCCACATGGGGCGTCAGGCTGCCCTGTGCCAGCTGGCCCAGGGTCGGGTTTTCGCCGGTCTCCGGGTTGGCCGTGGCGGCGATGATGGCTCCCATGTAGGTCTTGAACTTGTTGGAAATGATGGCGTCATACTGCTCATCGGTCACGCCGAGGATGTACTTCTGGGGCGTGGTGGCAAACTCCAGCGCGATGGTGGCGTTTACGGCTGTACGAATGTAGTCGTTGATCAAGGCGCGGATGGGATTTTTGAGGCGGGAGCGGCCGAAGGGCTTGGAGTTGGTGGCATTCCAGATCAGGGGCTCCATCAGCGGGCGGCCCATCATCTGGGAGTTATACTCTGCTGTCCAGCTGTCCTGCTGTCTGTGCAGAACAACGACGTGCGTGTCCGTGTAGAGGTACACCAACGCGGGGGTCCATTCATTGCTTACGCTTTCGTCCGGTGCCGTGTCCACGATGGCAAGGCCGCAGTCGATGCGGCCCTTCTCGCCGTTCCAGAGGGCAGCAGCCGTGGCAGGCGAGTGGAACCGGATGCGGCATCCAACCTCCGGGTCCGCGAACAGGGCGGCGAAGGTGCAGCCGTATTTCAACTCATCTCGACAAGCCTTGGCGTACTCGGCTACAAGGCGGTTGTCGGCCACCAGCTTTGAAAGGCTGTCCAGACTGCCGCCGGTGCTTACAAAGCCGTCGAACATGCTCCGCGCGGCCAGCACGTCCACGGCCTTCTGCCCCCAGCTGCAGCCGACTTCCAGATTTTCCATGCCTTTTTTCGGCAGGGCGATGCCAAGGTTCACGTCCTTCAGGGTGATGTGACCCTCGTAGTATTTATCCTTGAGCGTGTTGCTGCTCTGGTGGTAGTTAAAAACGTCGGCCAGATCCTGCAGCTGCTGTTGCTCGGCCGGACGTAAGTCTTTCACGGTGCCAAAATTCAGGGTAACGAACATGGTGCTCCTTTCAGCCGATGCGCATCTTGCGGGTGGGGTCGCGGCGGCAGGTCTTTGCGCCCCACAGGGCCAGCGCGCAGGCTTCCACTGGCAGGCTGTTCTCGCCGCCAAAGCCAAAGCCGCCCGCAAGGGGGCGCTTGGTGGCGGTGACGGCGCTCTCGTTCAGGGCGGTCTGGGGTGCGTACCAGGTCAGGTGCTGTTCATTCACCGCGTTGGTGAACAGGCTCACAGCGGCGATCACGTCCCGTGCTCCGGGCCGGATGACCGCGTTCTTTGCCTTCCAGACCTCCCGGATGCGCTCCACCAGCACGTCCACGCCGTTGCGCCCGTCGATGACCACACAGCTGGCCTTGCCGTACCGGTCGCACAGCCAGTCGGCCAGCCATGCAAGGCCCTGCCCGGTGGGCCGCAGGTCGATAAGAGAGACGCGGGCGGGGCCCTCTTTCGGGATGACCGCGCCGCACAGGCACACGGCGCTGCCGTCGGCGGCAAACTTGACGCCGTAGGCGGTTTTGCCCTCGGGCTTTTCGTCCTCGCTGGCGCAGGCTGCCCACGCCTTACGGTCGAGGGCATAGTCCAGATGTTCGACTGCCACCGGGCTCCACCAGCCCAGGCGCTCCCGTGCAAAGGTGTCGGCGTCCAGCTGCTCGCTCTCGCCCTCAATGGTGCCGTACTGGATGCGCCGCCCAAGGGCCGGGTTTGCCGCTGCCCAGCGGGCGGGGTCCTTCACGTCGCCGATCTCCGGCACGCTGAACTCGAACCACGCGGCCTTTTTTGCTTCGCTCTCCAGCGCCCGCTTGCGCAGGGCCCGGAACACGGTGCCCACGGCATCCGGGCCGGGCGGGGTTCCAACGTAGATGGTCTGAGGGTTCAGGCTGGCCGAAATGGCCGGGATGAAGCTGCCCTGTGCGGTCTCGTCCAACTCCTGCGCCTCGTCGAAGATGAGCAGGTCGCCGTGCTGGCCGCGTCCGCCGTTGCGGGTGCGGGCCAGAAACTTGATGCGTGCGCCGCTCTTCAGGATGATCTGTTCGCGGCCCAGGGCGGTGCGGATCTCGGAAACATACCGGCGCATTTTCGGGCCCTCAAAAAAGGCCCGCATTTCCTCAAAGGTCTCGGTGGCGGTCTTTTGCAGGTGGGCCGTGTAGATGACCGTTTCGTTGAACATGAGCATGCCGGACGCCGCCCGCCCCTGCACCAGCAGGCTCTTGCCGTTCTGGCGGGGCACGCTGCCGCCCGCCGTGGGGGCAGTCCATTTGCCGGACACGGTGCGGCCCATCCAGTCGTCCAGGATGTCGCTCTGCCACGGGTCCAGCACGGTGCCGCCCGCCCGCAGGATGCGCACGGCATCCGGCCCGTCAGTGGCCCGGTACTCCGGCGCGATGCGTTCGGACGGCTCCTGGCTTCCCATCATTTTCACGCTCTGCGAGGATCTCGCCGATCTCGTCGCCATCGTTGTCCGCTCCTTCGATCTCTTCAATTTCCCGGATGGTCTCCCGGTACTGCTTGGTCAGCTGAGGCAGGGCGCGGCAGTCCTTGCAGGTGTCGATGCCCGCCGCCAGCACCTTGGCCAGCTGTTTGAGCTGGTCGAGCCGGGTGCCCCGTGCCGTGATGCTTTTCATGGTCGCCATGGCCTGACACCCCTTTCAGAATTTTCCTGTGTGTAAATCGGCGCTGGACAGCACAGGGGTCGCCGTGGGCGTGGGCGGGGGCCCCTCCCCACCCCTCACCAGTCGCCGTCTGAAACCTTCGGAATCCGCACGAATTTGCCCGTTTTCGGGCCGTTTTGCCCGGTTTTGTTGCCCTTTTGCGCGTTGCAGAACCAGTGTGCGGGTTGGAGGTTATTCCAATCTTCCGCTGCTGCCCGCGCGGACGGGTAACCGAACTCCCGCCAGCGGGAAACCGGCTTGATCTCGTCCACCACGAAGGATAGCGGATGCTGTGCGTCGGAAGGTTCGTCATAATGAATCGGCCCGAAACGCCCGTGACAGATGCCGCATTCGCCGCCCATCGCCCGGAGCCGGGCCCGGTGGCGGCGGCGCAGCTGGCCGTTGGCATAGCGCGGGTTGCCCATGCGGTTCACCTCCTGACAGACAAAAAGCCTGCACATGGCAGGCAGGCTTGCACCCCGCCGGGCACACTCCGGGGCCTTTGCAGGGGCGGGGGTGCTTTGCGGATGGGGCAGGGTACAAAATGACCCCGGGGTACAAACGAGGCCCGGGGGTGGTAAATATGGAGCCGTTGGCCGGACTTGAACCGGCATCGTGACCCGCCCTGACCGGACGGTGCTCTGCTTGAGCTACAACGGCATGGAATGTGCACAGCTGCCCGCAACGGCAGCTTACTGGTCAGAATGGAAGGGAAACCGCTTGGCTATGCTGCCATGCACATTGTGGGATGATGTCCAGAACCCGCGTCTATTCAAAGGCCCCGCCGGGTACAGGCCCGGACGGTGCCGCTGGATAGCAAAGCAAAATGCCCGGCTGGTACATTCAGGCTGTTGGTCGATAAAGGTTGTTCCCCTGTCGCAGCCGGGCAATACAAAAGCCGCAGGGTGTTGGATGTTGTCCAGCTCCTTGCGGCTTTCGCAGTCTAATAATATCACAGGTCAAACAGTGCAAAACAGTGCGTCTTTCATCAAAAACAGTGCAAAACAGTGCGTTTACTGACACTCCGGGATGTCGAGAGCCTTCACAGCACGCTTGTGCCGCCGGTATACGCGGCTTACATCCATGCCCATCTTGATGGCGATCTGCTCCCACTTCTTGCCACCGATGTACCGCAGGTACAGGATTTCATAATCCTGTATGTCCACGGTCTGGTTCATGACGCTCAGGATCTCCTTGCAGGTCCTCTGGCACTCCATCACCTGCGCGTTGGCTGCCTGCATAGCGTCCGTAATGCGTTCCACAGAGCGGGGCAGCGCCTGACCGTCACCAGCGCCGCCGGGAACAGGGGAGAGCACCTGCGTGATATGCTCCGCGTCTGTACGGTACCGCTCTACCTCTTCCAGCTTGATCTTTTCCAGCTTTGCGGCCTTGCGGTACCGCCGCAACCATTCCTTTTTTTCTTCATAGGTCATCGGACTGCATCTTCCTCCGTTGTCTATTTAGGCTCCCATTGCATAGACATTGCATTTGCAATGCCGGGAAATGTTTTGCTTCTTACCTTTGCGCTCCTGTGTCCGCTTTTCGCCCATGCGTCACCGGTCTTTTTTGCACGGTGATCTGATGCAGACACCCATTTAGAGGTCGGCACAACAACATCTGTTGCGAAAAGCATAGGAAGTTTTTTCAGCCACAAACAAGTTGTCTTTATATACGGATCTCCAAACATATACGGCTGAATGATCTGGCTGTATTGGGGCAGTTCCCAAATTTTCATAGGGACAGGATTCTCTATCGCAATCCGTTCCACATCGGAATTCCAGAATTTCAGAAAAAAATCTCGTGCTCGGATTCCGTTCTCATACCGAGGTTCTTGAATCTTTCCGTTGACTATCAAACGGTTTGCGCCGGCTTTGGATAAGTAGGTGCAAGGCGGGTGTGCAATCAAGAGATCCCATGCGTCAATGTAGTGACTTTTATCGTCCATCGTTATGACCTGCCCCCCATCAAGAGGTGCCAAAGCATCTCCGTGTATGTGCCACTCAGGGTGTCCTCCAGACGGTTCCTGAATGTCACAAGAATACGCCTCATGTCCCCGCAGTCGAAACGCTTTGCAAACCGCTTGTGACTCCTCGCAAGCTATAAGCACATGCATTTTATTTTCCTCCGTATGGCTCCGGCAGCTTTGCCCATGCAAGGACTTTGCGCCCCGCCGGGCAGCCTTTTGTTAATTTGCGGTCACGCAGGTAAAGCGCTGCGTCATCTTGTCAAATTCCAGCCCGGCATTGCCCACGCGGCCCTCTTTGTTTTTGGTCAGGCGGCTGAAATAGGTGTCACCGTCAGCAGACAGCAGCAAAATAGCATCCGCGTCCTGCTCGATCTGGCCGGATTCACGCAGATCCGCGTTGGATGGTTCAGCCCGTGCAGCGTTACGGTTCAGCTGAGCCAGAGCCACCACAAGGATGCCGGTGGTCTGGGCAAGCTCGTGCAGCGCAATGGAGATCTCTGTGATGGCGTTGTATCGGTCGCTGCTGCCGCGCTCATGGATCAGCTGCAAATAGTCCACGAAAATGATATCTGCTTTCATGCGGAGAGCTTGCGCCTTGATCCACGCCACGCCCTTGCCTGCAGCAGAGCGAATGTACAACGGCCAGCGCTTCATATCGGCCAGCCGATCAAGTTCGTTCATGGACAGCGTTTTATTTTTGACTGCCGAGAGAGGAGCATACAGCTGGTTTGCAATCAGGCGGGCCTGCAATGTGGCCGGGTCTGTTTCGAGGCTGAAATAACACACACGCTTGCCCTGCTTGGCCATGCCGGCAGCAAGCTGGAGGCTCAGAGCGGTCTTGCCCGCGCTGGGTCTGCCGCCGATCACGAAATAGTTGCCGGGCACGAGGTGCAGGTTTTCGTCCAGCTTGGACAGACCGGTGCGGATGTACTTGGGTTTCTCGTCCAAATGCCGGATATAATCATCCAGCAGATCGCCCACGCTCTGAAAATCGTTCTTCTCAGTGTGGATATCCAGCGCCTGCCCCATCTGCTGGTAAAGATCCGGCAGATCGTCAAAGGCGGTTGCAGCGTCCACGGCCTTAAAGGCAAGGCTCTGGAAACGGGCTTTTGCAGCGTCCTCCATGATGATCCGCGTCCACTCTTCCACGCGGTCACGGGTTATGCGGATGCACTCGCTCTCACAGGAGGACACGCAGGACATCAGGTTTTGCTTTTGATCCGGGTATTTTGCCACAATCTGCATGATATCCAGAATGCCCTTTGTGATCCAGAAGCCCTGCACCGCTGCAAAGGTGGGCTGCAGTTCAGGCCGGAAATGCTCAATGCTCAACTCCGGCAGGGAATACGGTGCCAGCTGATCGTCCATCAGCAGCGCGCCAATCAACACGCTTTGCACATCCATCACAGATCCTCCCATGTACGCCCGCCATACGGGGTTGTAGGCTGTGCAGCGGGCTGGCCCCACTCTTTCCGGTTCCTCAGCCAGTTACGCGCTGCCGCTTTCCAGTCCTTCATTTTGGTTTTACCCACGATCCACCCGTTAGCCTCGTACCGATCAACGAACTTGTCAGCCTCAGTCTGAGCATCAGCAGGCGGGACACCACGCTCCCGGAAGTACGCTCTGACCTGTTCCACTGTAGGCGGTGAAAAACGAGTTGCGGACGGCCCTTTATTCTCGCTTTTATTATTATTTTCTTTCTTGGGTGCACATTCTGCACCGGTAGAGGTGCACTTTTTGCACCTATCCGGGTGCACATTGTTCACCGGTGCATTTTCTTCACCGGTGCACTTTTTGCACCCATCAGACGCAGAAGCACACGCCGCCGGGCGAAGCGCTGCATACCGGTTTGTGGGCCTGCCGTTTACCGGCTCAGTCCACTTGCGGATTAGGCCGTCCTTTTCCAGTTCAGCCAGCAGGTTCAGCACAGCCCGCTTGCTCAGCTTGAAATACTCCACAATGTAGCTGACAGAGCCATAAAAGCAAGACTGTTCGTCTTGTGAAAAACCCCAGATCAGGGCATAGATCAGGAGTTTGTTGCCGTTGAGGTTGTAGTCTGTGACCATCCACGGCTGCACCACAACATATCCGTCTTTTCTCATCCTGCTTGTCCTCCTGAATTAAAAGGGGAGATCGTCATTGTCATCGATCACGGCAAAATCGTCCACGCCGCCATAGTTGGCAGGCGGGTCAGCCTTGGGCCATGCCTCAGAACGCGGTGCAGCCTCGCCGCCCTCATCCACCGGCTTGCTGGTGCCCTTGGAGCCCGCAAAGTTGATATTGTCGGCCACCACGGCAACGGATGTACGGTTGTTGCCGTTCTTGTCCTGATAGTTGTTGGTCTGGAGACGGCCATTGATGGCGACCAGACTGCCCTTCTGGAAGTAGCGGCACACAAAATCCGCCTGCTGCCGCCATGCCACGATATCCACAAAATCGGCCTGACGTTGCTCGCCGGGCTTTGCGAAATTGCGGTCACAGGCAATGCGGAAGCGGCAGACATTCACCCCAGCCGGGGTGGTGCGGAGTTCAGGATCCGCCACAAGACGGCCCATAATTGCGATAACATTAAGCATTGATATAGTCCTTTCCAACGGCGGCCATCCATGCAGCGTGTGCGCCGGGGCCGTTCTTCTCCTCATATTTTGCCTGCGCAACGGCTTTCAGGGTCTGGGCGCAGGTGGCATTATAGTGCGGGCTCATGCCCGGCTCATTGTGGTGCTGGTGGCACAGCCAGACCTTGAGACCGTGCCGTTCAGAGAAGCTGCGCAGCGGTCCGTTGAGGACGTGATGCTCTTCCAGCCCATGCGTGGTCTTTACCGCATACCAGCGGCGGCAGATGTAGCACTCCTTTTCTGCCTGAATGATGCTTTTAGACAAGCGGCACCCCATCCTTTTGCGTGCTCTCATAAGCCTCGCGGTAAGAGTGCACATTATCGACCTGATACTTCTGGCCGTTGACAAGTTTAATGGTGAACCCATCAATGAAGTCATACCGCCGGGCGGCGTTGATACACTGCGCCAAGCCCCGTGCGGTGTTCCGGTCGGTTCCGTGAGCCATCAGCAGCTTGCAAAAGCGCTTGCGGGTCATTTTCTTGGTCATCTGTCAAGGCTCCTTTCCAATAGCGCCCTGGCCTCTCTGAATCCTGGCATACATTTCGTCGTAAGGGTACAGCGTGGCCTCCGTAAAGCACTCGGCTTTTTCGTTGTAGACCATCAGGACGCCCTTGTTCCCCTCAGAGTAGTGGCGCAGTTCGATGATGGTACGGACAGACTGCCGGATATCGCGAGCCTGTGATTTGTGCTGCGAGATCATCAGCTTTTCAAAGCGTTTGCGTTTCATGGTTCACTCCACTCCTGCCAGTAGGCAGTCACTAAGGGATCATTCACGCCCATCTCTGCAAGGCGGTCAAAGATCCCGTCGATCAGTGCTTTCATTTCCGAGGTGGTAAAGGTGCTGGAACCCTGTGTGCACTTGACCGTGCAGCGGTTGTTGTCCAATATCTCCACCACATGGACAAGGCGGTAACTCCCGCGCAGAATGTCCAGAGCGCCCGCCGGGCACTCCAGATAATCCACCTTGGCACCGTATTCAGCCAGCATATCCAGATAGCAGTCCTCCGGGGTCACGCCGCCGGTGCGCCCGCCGTTGTAATGGTCTGCCATGATGGTGAGCAGTGCCCACATGAGGCTGTTCTGGGCCGTGCTGCGCTTGTGGTGCTCTGGCTCCACGGTCAGGGTCAGGCGCAGGGGCTTGTCCTTGGCCAGTTCATCCAGCCGCTGGAAGAGCTGAGTTTCCACAAATTCCCCGGCGCTTTCCACGGTCAGCCGCCGGGTGGCCGGATCGTAGACCACCGGCAGCCTGCCGATCACTTTTCCCATGTAATCTTCCGGCCGTCCTTGTCCGCAAACTGGACGCTGATGATCCCGCCGGTGTCCGGATCCCGCAGGAACTTGTCCACGGAGAGGGGAGAGGCCAGCCGGTAGCCCACGACCTGGGGCACATCTTCCGGCTTGCGGCCGGGCTTCTGGACGCTGGAAATGGCCACCTGATCGCCGCGCAGCACAATGGGCGGCAGAGCCAGCACGTCGCTGCCGACACCCCACAGCTCTGCCGCTGCCACAAAACTGGTTTCTTCCTTCCAGCGCTCCGGGCTGCCGGGGTGCTTACCCTCAAAGGCAGCGGCATCCCGGAAACAGTAGTCGCCCATGTACGGGTTAAAGACGCCGACGGCACACCAGAGCCGCCCATCGGCAAAATACCGGCGTTCACCCCAGCCCAACGGGCCGAAGGTCTCGTTCAGGATGCAGCGCACGGCTGACGGTCTCGGCATGAGGAAAATCTTTACGGCATCCTTGGACACCTCGCGAACGACCGCCACAGCCTCTGCGGGATGCGTCTGACGCGGTTTTGGACATTCAAAGGGGAACTGTACCACCTGCGCCGCCGGGCGCTCCTGTGCGCTCTGGGCGGGCTTTCTGCGGGTGGTGCTTTTTGCGTTACTTTTTGCGGTTGTAGACATTCTGCAAACGCTCTCCTTTCTCGTTGTAGGATCTCGGATCAGCCAGCGGATGCAGCCAACCATATTGCAAGGCTGCCTGTGCGGCCGAACGTGCCGCCGGGGGGGCTTTCCAAAGATCATTCATCTCGTCCGCGGTCACGCCGCAGGCAATGTGGGTGTGCTTGGTGCAAGTCACCATGCAGATGACCACACCGTCCGCCGTGGTCGCATAGACCGCCGGCGGCATCAGGCTCCGGATCTCACAGAGCAGCTTGGCCTGCTTGGTCGGAGCCATGGCCCGGGGCCACAGCCAATCCTCGTCCAGCAGCCACACGGACTTGCCGTTCTGATAGACCTTTTGCGCCTGCGGCCATGCGTTCGCATAGATCTTGCGCATGACCGTGGCATGTGTTTTGCCGTGGATCTCTGCCCACTCGTCAACTGGTACCATACGGCCCATCAAAATCACCTCTTTCTGTGCTTTGTACACTGGCAATGGCTTTTGTTTTACCTCCTGCCATCATCGGAGGGCACCGGTCAAGCCGGATCAATGCTCAAAACTTTGCATCCAAGAATCATATACCGGCCCATCAGGTGCTCCATGGACCACAGGGAAGTATAAAGGCAATCACCGTCAAGCGTGATGTTCTCGGTGCGATTATAAGGCGTTCGGACACGGAGTAGCTTGTCCGCGTCCTTGTCCTCCAGCGTGAGAGATATGGCGCGCTCACGGGGCGCAGGGTCATGCGGGGCGTCATACGATTCGTATACGATTTTTACGGTTTTCACGGGTATGCCTCCAATCTCTGGATGTCATAGATTGAGTTGTACAGGTACTGCCGCCCGCCGCGCAGGTATTCGAGACTTTGCAGCAGCATTTCCAGATGGTACAGGGCAGGCGGCGGGTTGCTGCCTTTGAGGTGGTAGTGAAGCCAGTGAATCAGATCGCCAAACTGGGTGCTATCCATCCGCAGGACAGTGGACGCCTTGAAATTATGCCCGCGGCCGCCCGTTGCATAGTAGAGGATGCCTGCATATTGCAACTGGGCCGTGTCCATGGTATACTCTGGTGGGAAGTCATCCATGTTGGGCTTGTCCGTGTTGGCGCACGGGCAGGCTCTTTCTTTTTGCCTGGTCATGATTCAAACAGCTTTTTGAGGAAAGCCGCCTCCTTGCCGGAGAACCCGCCGGGCACACCATCCTGTTCCAGCTTGTACAGTGCAAGGGCAGCGCTCTCCATGGCCTTGCCGAACTTGTGGCTCAGGGTGCTGATCTCCTCGTGCGTCATATTCTTGCGCAGGCAATGTGCAAAAACGTTGACGGTCGTGGTCATCAGGGTGTTAAGAGCGACATGCGGGGGCATCTTGTCATCGTAGTGGACGGAGATCAGATCGCCCGGTTCCAAGTCAATTGTGATCTTCATACTCAACCCTTCCTTTTCATTTTCTCCCAGCTTGCGCGGGAGACCTTTTCGATGTGGTAAATGTACTTGTTGTTGTGATGCTCTCTCGTGTGGGTGATCGCGCTGAAAAAGCTGTGCTTGCTGGCATAGCCCATCTGCTGCACGATCATGTCCGCGGTGCCGCAGGCCACGATCTCGTCCGTCTGGGCGTCGTAGATGGTGTACCAGTTGACCGATCGGGGCCCGGTCATGCGCCGCGGCTGCTGCGCTCCGGCAGGGCAGGGTACTCGTCGTTGCGGGTGATCTTGCCGCAGCCGTGGCGGCCCTTGGCCTCCCGTTCTTCACGGTCCTGTGCCAGGAAGCCCAGCTTCATGAACAGCAGCCCCAGCAGGACCAGCACCACCGCCGTGGTGAAAGCGTTGCCGTTGAGGGTGCCGCCCGTCTGTGCGGTGCCCTCGGCACCCATGCCCAGCACCAGACCCGCACCGCCGCATGCGACAGCCAGCCAGTGCCATACGCGTGACTTGATCTTCATGTTTATGCTCCTTTCTCGACCTTCGGGAAGAAATACTCACCGATCTGTTCCTGTGGAATGTGCAGCTCCCTGCAAATGGCGGTGATTTCGTAATGGCGCCACTCATTGTTCTTTTGCTCCGGCTTCGGGTTCAGGCGGGTGGACAGGGTGCTTTCACCCATGCCGACCAGCTTGGCGAACTCCCGGTGCTCAAACCCTTCGTCCTCGATGAGGCGGGCCAGCTTCAGGTAAGGGCTTCTTGGCTTTCTCATGGCTTTCATCCTCCTTCTTTTTGCGGATGTGTGCCAGCCGCTCCGGCTGGCGTTTGTCCCAGCGCTGTTCTGCCCAGCGCTTGTTGCGGCCGTTCACTGGGCGGCCTCCTTGCCGGTAAAGCCCATCGCCAGCAGCGAAAAGCCGTCCCGGTTCATCAGGTACATGGGGTACTTCTGGTGGTTCTGAGGGTGGACGTACTCGGTCTTGAAGAACAGCGGGGTGTCCCCATTTTTGGGGAAGCTCTTCACGATTTCCGCGATGTCGCGGATGACGTGGTCATGGCGTTTGCCGAAGCGCTTGGCGACGTCCCGGCTGGATGCCACCGGTTCGCCGGGCTTTTTGTTGTCATTCATGTGGCTCACCTCCTTTCACTCTGCACCTCTGGGCTTCTTCCGGCCAGCGCATCGGCCATGATCTCATCGAAGCCCGGCAGGCCAAAGGCTACGATGCTCAGCTGGTCGATGCGGCTGTCCAGCGTGGCCTGTGCCCGCTGCACCAGGCTCTCGGCCTGCCGCAGGTTGTCGCAGATCTTGCCGTAATCGGTCTTGGCCTGCATATACCGGGCTTTGTAGTTGTCGCGGTGCTTGATGAAGTCGTTGCGCAGATTGATGACATCGGCCAGCTCTGCTTTTGCGCTGCCCACCGCCTGAATGGCGGCGTTCAGCCGGGTGTTGGTGGCTTCCAACTGCTCAATGTGCTGCTGTGCCTGAAAGCTCTCGTAAGCACCTGTTTTGCGGATGGCGGGCAGCACCTCGCTGGTCACCCAGCGCTTGAAAGCCTTGGCCTTGGGCATCTTGCTGGACAAAATCAGGCTGTACAGGCCGGACTCGTTGATGAGGGCGGTCTTGGATGA